CTGAATATACTAATATGTCTCGTCGTTCTGGAATAGGGAAAGAATGGCTTAAAAAACATTTGCTAGATGTTTTTCCGAGGGATGAAATTTTTTTACGTGGTCGTGGTTTTTCAAAACCGCCTAAGTATTATGATTCATTGTATGAAATTATTAATCCGTCTGATTACTCTCGTATTAAGCAAGATCGTAAAGATGTTGCGTTAACTAAGTCTTCTGAGTCTACTCCAGATCGCCTTCATGCTAAGCAAACTGTTAAGCTTGCTCAGATTAATATTTTATCTCGATCTTTGGAGTGATTTTTATGATTTTACGTATGTATTCTATTTATGATTCTGCTGTTTCTGCTTATTTAAGACCTTTCTGGTCTGATCATAAAGCTAATGCTATTAGAGCTTTTATTCAAATGCTTAATGATAAGTCTACTCCTGATAATATGGTTGCTAATCATCCTGATCAATTTTGTCTTTTTGAATTAGGTATCTTTGATACTAATTCTGGGGCTTTTGTCTCACATGAAAATCCTCTTTCATGTGGAATGGCTTTGGAGTATGTTAATACGAAATTATAATTATAATAAATGAGATCACAGAAATCATTAACCCTTTGGGTTAATGATTTTCTGGGATCCAACAAGCGGAGCGCGTTAGTTTATGTTTTATAAATTTGTTTCTTTAGTTGTTGATATTAGTGTTGATGGTTGTGGCTTAGATGCTTGGCATTATTGGTCATATCCTTCTTATTTGGATTTTCCTATTTATTATTAAGGAGATTTAGTTATGCAAATGCCTTCAGTTATGAAGCATGATTTTAGTCGTGCGCCGCAAGCTGTTTTACCTCGTTCTAGTTTTAATCGTTCATATGGTTATAAATCTACTTTTAATGCTGGTTATTTAATTCCTTTTCATGTTGATGAAGTTATTCCGGGTGATACTCATAATATTCAGTCTACTGTTTTACTTCGTTTTGCTACTTTATTGTTTCCGTTGATGGATAACGTTCACGTGGATATTCAGTATTTCTTTGTACCCATGCGGCTTTTGCAAAATAATTTTGAAAAGCTTATGGGTTTTCAGGCAAATCCTGGTGATTCGACTAGTTATATTTTTCCAACTGTGACTTCTGCAAATACTACTGATTTTGGTGAAACTACTATATATGATTATATGGGTGTTGCTACTAAGATTTCTGGTGTTGCTATTAATTCTATGCCTTTTCGTGCTTACAATTTTATTTGGAATGAGTGGTATCGAGATCAGAATTTACAAAATTCTGTAATTCAGAATGTTGATGATGGTCCTGATGCTCCTTCTGATTTTGTTCTACTTCGTCGTGGTAAACGTCATGATTATTTTACTTCTTGTTTACCTACTCCTCAGAAGGGTACTGCAGTTTCTTTGCCTTTAGGTACTTCCGCTCCTGTTTTAACTTCTGGTACTCGTATTGTTACTGGTGGTCAGAGTATTATGACTCTTGCTGATGCTGCTACTGGTAATTTTTCTGCTACTAATGATGCTTTAGCTGCTGCTTCTGGTGCTGCTTATAGAACTGCTGGTACTGGCGGTGCTATCACTGCTGGTGTATATCCTGCTAATTTATATGCTGATTTGTCTACTGCTACTGCTGCTACTATTAATGATTTGCGTCAAGCTATTACTGTTCAGCAGTTACATGAACGTGATATTCGTGGTGGTACTCGCTATGTGGAACAGCTCTGGAGTCATTATGGAGTACATAATGGTGATGCTCGTTTGCAACGTCCTGAGCTGTTATCTGTTTATTCTGAGATGATGAATGTTAATGTTGTTACTCAGACTGCTCCTTTAGAAGCTGGTGGTGGTACTACTCCTCTTGCTTCTCTTGCTGCTTTTGGTACTACTGTTTGTCATCGTGCTGGTTTTACTAAATCTTTTACTGAGCATGGTTATGTTATTGGTTTGATTTCTGCTCGTGCTGATTTAACGTATCAGAATGGTACTAATAGGATGTTTTATGTTTCAACTCGTCTTGATTTGTATTGGCCTGAATTTGCTAACTTGGGTGAACAAGCAGTATTACAGCGTGAAATTCTTACTTCGGGTACTGGTGCCGATACAGGTGTTTTTGGCTACCAAGAAGCTTGGGCTCATTACCGCTATAAGAATTCGCTTATTACTGGTTTATTCCGTACTAATGCTACAGGTACTCTTGATTCTTGGCATTTATCTCAAGATCTTTCAGGTGGTGTTGCCCTTAACTCAACTTTTATAGTTGATAATCCACCTACTACTCGTGTTAAGGCTACTTCAAGTGATCCTGATTTTATTATGGATGTTTATCATAAATTAATTTCTGCTAGACCTATGCCTATGTATAGTGTTCCTGGTCTTTATAGACTATAGGAGTTTTTATGTTTGCTGCTGCTTTACCTGCTGCTATAGCCGCAGCAGGTACTTGGTTTGGTTCTCAAAGTACTAATCGTGCTAATATTAATATTGCTCGTGATACTAATGCAGCAAATTTTAATATTGCTCAAATGTCTAATGACTTTAGTGCTAGACAGGCTGCTGAGCAGATGGCTTTTCAAGAACGTATGTCTGGTTCTGCTTGGCAACGTGGTGTTGCTGATATGAGAAAAGCTGGTATTAATCCTATGCTTGCTTTTTCTCAAGGTGGTGCTTCTTCCCCAAGTGGTTCTGCTGCTACTGCTCAGCAGATTGCTATGCAACAACCTCCTAGCCAATTGAATTCTATTGGTTCTTCTATTTCTTCTGCTCTTGATGTATTACGTCTTCAAGCTGACTTGAAGAATGCTGCTGCTCAAAATGAGAATATTATTTCTCATAGTAATTTAAATCGTGCTCAGGCTACTAAGGTTCTTGCTGATGCTAATCTTTCTCAGGCTGGTCTTAATAAAGCTCGTACTATTTCTAACTTATGGGGTATTCCTCAAAAGGTTTCTAAGTTAGGTTCTGGTTTTATTTCTGATCATGGTGTTCATACTGCTAGGAGTATTTCTAATTTTTTTGATAAGTATGGTTATGATTCTCCTTCTGGTAGAAGGGCTCGTTCTTTTGTTAATTCTAATCCCGCTACTCGCGGTATGTTTGGTTTTTAAGGAGTCTTTATGAAAATTAAGTTTCATGATTGTTATGGTAATGATGTTGCTATTGGCCAACGTTGGGTTGATCGTGCTGGTAACGAGTGTTTTTTCAGACCTAATGGTACAATATCTTGTCGTTCTGTTAATGAAGAACCTTCTATGGCTATTCAGAGTGAGAGAGATTCTTGTGATGTAAATTTAATATACGCTAAGTATGTTAATTCTGGTAAGTCTATGATGACTAATATGCGTACAGATCCTCCTAGATTTGGTGATTTTACTAATATTACTGATTACCATGGTGCTGTTTTGATTGCTCAAAAAGCTGAGGAAGCGTTTATGTCTCTTCCTGCGCAAATTAGAGCGCGTTTCAGCAACGATCCTGGTGCGTTGATAGATTTTCTTGATAATCCTGAAAATCGCTCTGAAGCTTTTAAATTAGGTTTAATAACATCTCCGCAGGATACTCAGATTCCTCAGGGAGATGTTGTTGCACCCTCGAAAGAGGGTGATTTAAAAAGTCCCACCAGTAGTTCTCCTTGACGTAACTGGTGGGACTGACACCTGAGAATGATTCTCATTTGGGTGTCTGTTTATTTTTTGTTTTCTTTTTTTAAAAAGGGGTTATTTATGACTAAGCGTCGTTATATGTCTCGTGGACATTCTAGGAAACTTTTTACTAGGACTGCTAAGCGTGTTCATCCTCGCAATAGACCTTCGTCTATGCGTGGTGGTTATCGTCTTTAGTGGATTTTTTAATTTGATTGCACAACCGTTGCTAGCGGTTGTGCGGTTTTTTCTCAAGAATAGGTTGAGGAGTATTATTTTATGCCTTGCTTCTATCCGATGCAAGCTTTGCCTTATGGTCTTACTAAGAATGGTAAGCCAAGTTTGTCTTTTATTCCTAAGGGTGCTGGGAAAGATTTTTCTAATCACCCTGATCTTGTATCTGGTATCTCTTGTGGTCAGTGTGTTGGTTGTCGACTTGAAAAGTCTCGTCAGTGGGCTATTCGTATGGTTAATGAAGCTTCATTGTTTTCATCAAATTGTTTTATTACTTTAACTTTTGATGAGGAGTCTCTTTCTAAAAGAGATTCTCCTATGTCTTTAGATAAACGAGAGTTTCAATTATTTATGAAACGTTTACGTAAACGTTTTAAAGGTATTGATAAAGTTGTTGATGAATTTGGTAATGAAACTTATCCTATTCGTTTTTATATGTGTGGTGAGTATGGTGAACGTTTTAGACGTCCTCATTATCATTCTATTTTGTTTAATTATGATTTTCCTGATAAAGTTTTAGAGAAAATTGAAAATGGTAAACGTTATTATTCTTCTTCTATTCTTAGGGAGCTTTGGCCTTTCGGTAATAATATTATTACTGATGTTAATTTCGATACTTGCGCGTATGTAGCGCGTTATATTATGAAAAAGCATCTTGGTAAAGATGCACTTTTACAATATTGTGAGTATATTGATGAAATTTCTGGTGAAATTGCTGGACTTCG